CAAGCATTTACGAACTACCTGGTATTATTCGCGCGGGGACTCAGATCGAACTAATCAGAAGCGCATCTGACTACCCTGCAACCGCTTACACCGGATTCTTGCGCTTCATCCCATCGGACGGAGCAGCAACAACTCCGATGTTAATAACCGGCACGGCTAGCGGAATTGACCACAAATTCGTCATTGATACCTCACTTTGGACAGCCGGACAGTATTCAGCTTGCTTTTACGTTACGGATTCCGAGGACACCGTTCTTTTTATCGATGAGGGATTTGTCACGGTTCGTCCAAACCCAGCAACCGCAACCGGAACAACCAATCTTACGTTTGCGGCAAAGATGGTCAAAACCATCAAGACAGCAATCGAAACACTCAGCGCAGGCGGATTGCTTACAACGTCAGTATCAGTTGGAGGAAAGAGTTACACGCGCTCCAATATGTCTGAATTGCGTCAGGAGTTGGCACACTGGCAAGCACTACTCCAGGCCGAACAAGGCGGAACAACCAGCAACAAAACAGGCTGGACAACGCACAAGGTTTACCTATGAGATGGCCATTTCGCAAGCAGGTTTCAAGGGTTGTCACAAAGATGCAACCGTTTAATGTTTTGCGCTATTGGGACGCGGCTAAAACGGACCGATTGACAGGAGCATGGATCACTGAAGAAATCAGCATCAACAAGAGCCTCGAATACCGGCTCCAAACGCTACGGGCACGAGCGCAGGACATGGAGCGGAATCACCCGATCATCCGAAGGTGGATTTCGCTACTTGACCAAAATGTAATTGGCGCGAGCGGTTTCAAGCTTCAGCCTAAAATCCCAAATGACAACGGGCAAGGATACGATCAGCCAGCAAACGACACGATAGAGCGCAACTGGATTCGGTTTTGTCGGAATCCGGAAATCTCCGGACGCTTCAACCTCGAGACACTTACGAGGCTCATCCTTCGCAGGGTTGCGATTGATGGTGAGATTTTCATCCTAAAGATTGCTGATCCAACTTCACAATTTGGGTTTTCATTGCAAGTAATCGAGGCATCAAAGCTCGCTTATGACCTCAATCGCGAATCCGAAAACATCATTGCAGGGACGCAAATCGACGGATACGGCAAGCCGCTCAACTACTATTTCCGCAAGGGAAAGCTCCGACACTCGACAGAATACGAGGTAATCCCGGCAGATCGTATCATCCACATTTGCCGACACGATTTTGCAGAGCAGCAACGCGGATACCCTTGGGCGGCTTGCGTGATGGAACCGCTTGAAAAGCTGTCCAAATATCAGGAGGCGGAAATTGTAGCTGCAATTACGGCATCTGCGAAGATGGGCTTTTTCACGAAGACAGCTCCGGAGCTAATCCCTGACGGCAAAAGCCCGAACGAGCCATTTTCGCTCGATGCAAGCGCAGGAACGATTGAAGGGCTTCCGGCTGGATGGGGATTTCAACAGTGGGACCCGCAACACCCTACGAGCGCATACCCTGCATTCGTAGAGGCCAAGCTCCAGGAGGTTGCAAGCGGACTAAATGTTTCGTATTTCACACTGGCAAACGACCTCACGAAAGTCAATTACACAAGCAGCCGAACCGGATTGCTTGAGGATCGGCAATATTTCGAGCTGCTTCAAAACTGGCTGATCGACCAATTCCTTCAGCCTGTTTTCGAAACTTGGCTTGAGCTTGCTTTGAATCTCGGACGTGTAACAACGCTATCCGGATCGAGTTTGCCACCATCGAAGCTGGAAAAATTCCGTCAATGTAGATTCCAAGGGCGGCGCTGGCAATGGGTTGACCCGCAGAGGGAAATTAATGCGGCTGTCATTGCGCTTGAAAACAACCTTAAAAGCCCAATCCGCATCATGTCCGAAATGGGCGTCGATGCTTGGGATGAGTATTCGGATTTGTCGATGGCTCAAGGATGGCGCAAAGAGCTTGGATTGAGCGAGCCCGGACAGCCGAAACAAACCGAACCGCAACAACAGGAGGATGAAGAAGATGCAACCGAATGACCAAATCAAACGCTTTTTTGAAACGACCGTTGAACGAGCAGAACTAGCTGAAGGCCAGACCGATGACCGGATCAGAACCTTTTCGCTGTCATCCGACACACCAATCCAATACGGAGGGGTTGCCGAAATCCTGAGCCATGATCCGGAGCACGTTGACCTTTCACGGCTCAACACGGAAGCCCCGTTGCTCTGGATGCACGACACCACGCAACACATCGGGCGAATCGTCAAAGCGTGGCTCGAAAACGGACGCTTGTATATTTCAGCTAAATTCTCTCGGTCAAAACTTGGCTCCGAAAAACTGCAAGATCTCGATGACGGAATCATCAGGGGATTGTCGGTCGGAGCACAGGTCCACAAATGGGAACAATCGGAGGATGGGAAATCCTACATTGCGACCAGTTGGCAACCGTTCGAAGGCAGCCTTGTGACGACCCCCGCAGACATCACCGTAGGCGTTGGGCGTTCGTTGCAAATCGAATCAACACAACCACAGGAGATTGAAATCATGAGTGAAGAAATTGAAAACAAACCCGCACCGGACATCAACGAGTTGCGGAAACTTGAACGCGACCGTCAGAGCCGAATCCGCGATATGGGTAAGGTTTTGGGTGTCTCTGAATCCGAGGTCAACAAGGCTCTCGATTCCGACATTCAGCCGTCCGACTTTTTCGCACAGGTCAGCCGGAATCACAAACCTGCTCAGGCAACCAACAAGCTTCCGGAAATCAGCGAGAAGAAAGCCGAACGCTATGACCTCGGACGTGTGCTGCAAGCAGTCGCGGCAAACAAGGAACTGACCGGACTGGAACGCGATTTGAGTGAAGAACTCAAGGATACGTTCAGAAATGAGCACGGTGGGTCAGATTCCATCGTCATTCCGCAGACCGTCCTTGCCCGCAACTTTCTGAAGCGTGCGGGTCAGAATGCAGGAACCGCTGCCGATGGTGGTTACATGGTTCCGACCGAAACCCGCAACGGGAGCTTCATCGACATTTTGATGCAAAACACGATCCTCGGACGCCGTGGAGCGCAGGTATTGGAAGGTCTTTCCGGAAACGTTGAGATCCCGAAGCTGACCACAGGTGCGACCATGCTTCACAAGGGAGAAGTTGCGGACGCCGAACTGTCGCAGCTCGTCATTGGGCAACTCGCATTGAGCCCAAAGCGCGCAACAACCCAGATCTATCTGAGCAATCAGTTGCTCCGACAGACAGCCGGAGTGGTCGAGCAGGTCGTTATGACCCACTTGCAAGCGGTTGCCGCTAACACGTGGGACAAATACGGGATCGTTGGAACAGGGTTGAATGACCAGCCAGTCGGGATTACCGCATTGGCCGGGAAAAACACCATCACTTATGGAGGTAAAGCTGCATATGCCAAGATCCTCGACGCGATGGCGAAACAGATGGAGGACCACACCTATACGGCTGACTCGATCTGGCTGATGGATTCGGCAACATGGGCAAAGTTTGCCGCGCTTGAGGTTTCCGCAACCGCCGGGCAGCTCGCAATCGACCTGATGACTAACCGTATTCGCGGACATGAGTACGAGATTTGCTCGTATCTCACGGATCACAAGACCATCTTCGGCGACATCAAACAGCTAACCGTTGGGATGTTCGGAGGAGTCGAGATCATCCGGGAAAACGTAACCAGGGCGAAATCTGGCGAGACCGTCCTTACCGCTGCGATGTATTACGATATCGGAGCACGGTATGACCAAGCATTCTGCGTATCGACCGATTCGGGAGCGCAGTGATCTGATTTGGATTGAGTGTATCAGGTCCGATCCCTGATGCACTTATCCGCAACCAACTAATACGAAAGGATTTACAAATGGACAGATACGGTGGAGAAGAAAGAATTATGTTTGATGATGCTTCGACAGCCGGAGCATGGACAAGCGTATTTATCACGGGCCTTGAAAAGTGGACCGGGAAGGCGCGCTTGAGTGTCCTTATGGCCACCAACGACGGAGCAGCTGACACGACTAATCGCGTTAGTCTGCAAACGAATACGGCAGCCACCGGAACCTTCACGAAGGTTTTGGATTTGGAACCGGTTCGCGTTGGTACGACGAACTATCAGATTTATGATGGTGAGTTCGATGCCGACAGCCTCAGCACATATACGAAAATCGTTGTAGCCAGCGCAACCGGAGCCGAAGTCGATGAAGCTGTGTTCTCCGGAACGCTGTCAGGTTTCCCGCAGACCCGCGGAGCAGTTGCGATTTCGCAGCTTATCAAGACGACCTGATCAACCTCAGAGAGATCCGGAATGAGCGTTGTTACTGATTCGGCATTGGTGTTCCTGCAAGATGCATTTGCGCTTGCTGGTGACTCGTTTTCGATTGGTACAACGTCTCATACCGGAATCTTTTCAGACGTGCAAGATGATGGTGATTGGGACAACTACGCAAGAGGCGCGACAAATCGACGGATTGTCGAGGTTGTAACAGATGCGGTAATCGTAGATGGAACAGAAATCTCCTACAAATCAAAGACTTGGAAATGCATCAGTTATCGAATCGATGAAGGTGGAACCCGTGCGCTTATGGTGGAGGTGAGATCATGAGACCAACCGCAAAAGTTGATTTATCTGGATTCGATCAATCAGTAAGAGCACTTTCGCGGCTCGGGAAAACAACGATCGATGAAGTGTTGCCTTGGGCAGCAGCAAGCGCGGTAAAGCGTGCCATGAACCGGACGCGCGTATTGAGCACGGATACAGCAGTTTACAAAGCTCGTCGATACGTAGCGAATGCAACAGGATTGCGTGGTGGTGATGGAGCGATAACCGACACCGCAAACTTGCGCAAAGATTTCGGTCGCACATGGAGAAAAGTGAGACGCTCGGATTCTCGCGTTGCGCTGTTCGCATACACCGACAACGGATTTACACCGCAAGACAAATCAAGCACAGGCCGACCGCTTCCGGACAAATACAGAGCGGATCACATTGCGAAGGTTGACGCATTTACAACTGCTTACGGAGAGGCGTATTTCGACGCACTCCGGAGCGTTTACTTCCCGAAAAAGAGCTGGTTGGATATACTAGACGACATTGGTTTACCGATCGAATCAGTTGCTCCTAAAGGTGCGAAAGACCTACAGAAGATACGCGATGCTGTGGCTAAAAATGGTCGCAAATACCGCAATGGAAGCGCGCTAAAACGAGACGGAAAAAACAGTTTAGAGATCGAGCTTACGAATCAATATCCTGCTTTGGATAAACTCGATTTTCGGCGGCTCATGGCATACGGCGTCAACTCAGTCGCAAAGCAAACCAAGAAGGATTTCGAGAAGAACTTTTTCGATAACGCGAAACGAACCGCAGCAAGATACCCATTTTTGAAAGTATCATGACATTAACCGAAGCACATTATTTGATCGAAGACCACATCGAATCGGCTGTTATTGCGAGGCTTGGAACTGGGTCAATTAGCGTCGCAAAATGGCAGAGTGAAGCCGAGGTTGGAATGTCTTACGTCTCGCTGCAATATGATCCAGGTGGAGTTGACGAAAGCCAGCTTGAAATGACCTCCGACAACGTGCTTAAGCGTGCGCATGTCTATTATCCGCAAGGTATGCTTTCGATTGTGATTCAAAGGGAGATAGGGGACACAAGCGGACGGGCAACCTTAGCGAAGATCAGGCGTATTCTTGCGCTTGATAAGCTCGCAGACCTAAACAATGCACTCGCAGCAATATCACCAACGATTGAAATTGGCGATCTTGTTGAGCAGGGAACGACATTTGAACTCGATCAGCAAAACAGCGTTTACACGTATTCGATCCGCTATTCATTGCCTGTTTGTTTGCGCAATGCGGTTGAGGTAACACCACCGGAAGATCCGGAAAACCCATTGCCGACCGATGCAACGCAATTCACTTACGCGGATAAAGCCTATTTGGATTATCTCAAAACGCTTTATCCGATGCCTTAATTTCATCGCAACATCAACACTAAATAAGGAGATCATCATATGGCAGTAGAAAGAACATTCATCACCGACGGAAAAATGCCGTTCGGGAAAACCTATATCACCATCCTGGAGACAGAAAAAACCTATCTCTTGGAGGGTGCAACGCTTGGGAGAGGTGGAAATTTGGCCGTGCTTAACGGACCAGACGGAACCCCGAAAAGCGCATCATACACGCTCGGAGCTGGAAACCTGTCTGGCACGTTTACGTTCGAGTATGGAGGCACGATGCCGGAACGCTGGCATACGTTTGTTTTCGATGGCAAAGGCTATGCTATCACCGAGCTTTCGACCGCTATTTCAACCGATGGCAGCACGAAAGTTACCGTCACTGCACACGAACTAATCAACCCGCTTGTCACCTTCCCGGCGGTTGCTGCGGATCTTCCGACGATGAAAAAGGATGTCGAATTGGCCGGAGAGAACCTCATCACTTGCACGGTCAACTCCGGAGCTGGAACGGTTGTTTGGAGTCTCGTAAATGCACCTGCGGGAATCGAGATTGCACCATCGACCGGAGCAATCACAGGAACCCCAACTGTCGCAGGTGATTATCAGCTTGAGATTGTTGCAACGGGTGACTCAATCCTCAACGCAATCGATCCATCAACCAATGCGCTTGCCGATGCGGTTGGCTATCGCCGCTATTCGCTCACCGTAGCAGCCTAACCGATGGCTGATGGTGTTGATATTGCGACCGAGATCGCGGAGCAAATAACGCTCCGTGATTTCGCTATTGTCGTACAGCCGTTTCC